ACGGAATAGCCATAGACGTATACTTCGACAGCTACGAAGAGGCCATGAAGTGGGGAGTGCAATATCTAGAAATAAAAATACCGGAACAGGAGGACGAGAGATGAAAAGAGTTGACATGGGAAAAACATATTTCAAACTAAACAACTCGCCGGAGTCAAGAGAGCCACTGATAGAGTTTTTCAAGAATAACGGATTTGAAATAACAGACGACAGCGAGGTCAGGAAATTCAACGTCAGAGCAAAAGACGGATTAGAATTTACAATCATCTGGTTTAGAAACCTCTCGCACGTACGCGTAGGAAAGTGGGGAAGCGTAGCGCTAGAGTCTTGCTTCGATGAAATAAGAGGATCATACGGCCCATGGGCGGACCACGACACATACGAGTTTTTCTACAACGGCAGCGCCACTATGAAACTAGCCATAGGCAAAGAGGAGGTTAAATCATGAATAGCGGAGCTGAAAAGTGCGAGCACAAATGGATCCATCAATCATCTCATTACCAAAGGGAAAGTGGAGGACATAACGACCATTTCAAAAAGCTGGACATTTACTACTGTGAAAAATGCCTAGAGCAAAAGGAAGTCACAAAAGAAGAATACGCCCGAGAAACACCACTCTGGTTCAGGAGATAGGAGGACGACTATGCAACCAAACCCATACCAACAGCATATCCATAAAAGCCTAGTCTTATACACCGAAAGGGCAGCCAAAGCACAAAAAACCTATAAAAAGTGGAGTTATTACAAAAACCACGCCAAAAAGGCAAGGATAAGAAAGAAATACCTGAACAAATTAAAGCGAGCATACAAGAAATACCCGGAGTACAGGTGGCTCATACCAGACAAAGACTATATCGAGATAAAGCATGGAGTGGAACAAAAAACATTCAAGGAAGCGTTCACGACATCACTTAAAACATTTGGAGGAAACTGGTCAAGTGGAATCGGAGCTGGACTATTCGAAACATCGCTCGAAGGAATACGAAAACAACCGGCAACATTTAAACCAAAGCAGATAAAACCCAGCTACGCGCAATGGGCATACCCAAGAGCGGATTATTACTACCAGCAACCCAAAAGAAGATACCCAGCTGGAACAAGCGGGCTTTTTAGAAAAATATCAAGACTTTCATTTATGGGAAACTGGGCCGGAAATCCAGTAGAAGATGAACCAGAAGATAACTGCAGCAACTGCCAAATAGGAGCAGACACCCACGAAATATACCCGGGCAGCTGCCCATTTTATAAAAAAACGCCATTCAGGCACTGTAAAAACCACAAGCCTCTAAGGTTTGGAGAAGGGAGATGGAAAGATGAATAAGCAAAAGGTGATATACGTAGCAAGCCCACTAAGGGGAGAATACGAAAGAAACATGGACAAGGCAAAAAGGTACTGCAAGGCGGTCATTGAAAAAGGCCACATACCATACGCACCGCACTTATTATTTACACAATTTATGGACGACACCATACCAGAGGAAAGAAAGGCCGGCATGGCCATGGGAATAGAAATGCTTAAGAAATGTGACGAGCTGTGGGCCTTCGGAAAGACCATAAGCGAGGGAATGGCAGCGGAAATAGAGCTGGCCAATGAAATAGGGATAACAGTCAGATACTTAGAGGATCCAGAGGAGGTGCAGCATGGCCAAGATTAGCAAATACAACAGCGAAGGATACAAGGACCCAACACCATACGAAGCACTAAAAAACGTAAAGAACCCAAAGAGACAAATGCAAGGAGCGCAGGCCAGAGCGGTAGGCCAACACTTCGAAAACATGATAGACGCAGCATGCAGATACTACGAGGACAGGCAGCTGGCGGTCATAGAAAAGACACCGGAACCAATGAGGCCCATCAAGAGTCTAGGCGGCGGGAAGTTTGTGGCCCATTACGAAAAACAGGCCCAGCCAGACTACAAGGGGACACTTGTAACCGGCAGAGCCGTAGTATTTGAAGCCAAGCACACCAGCGCCACGAAAATAGAGCAGAGCAGGCTATCAATAGAGCAAAGCGACAGACTCCAAAAGCATAGCGAGCTGGGAGCCGTAACATTTGTACTGGTATCAATAGACCTGCAGAGCTTCTACCGGGTGCCTTGGGATATTTGGAAAGATATGAAAAAACTATTCGGACACAAGCACATGACCATCGAAGAACTAGAGCCATACAAGGTGAAAGCCGCTGGCGGAACTATAAAATTCTTAGAGGGGGTACAAGCATGATCACAAACGAAACCAGACGAGAAAGCTACCAAGCTATTATACCAAAAACAACTGACAGGAAAAGACTTATTCTCGAAATAATGCAAAACAAGCAAATGACAGCCCACGAGATAACCGAGGAACTGCTGGCCAAAGGGCACATCAAATACTATGACCGCAACTTTGTAAGCCCAAGGCTGACGGAGCTAAAGAAGGAAGGCGTAATCGAAACGGTAGGAAAGAAAATGTGCAGACGCACGAGCAAGAAGGTCGCAGTGTGGACCAGAACGGAGGCATGAATATGGTCCAAAAGCGGTCCGAAAGGGACAAAAGCGGTAAAAAAGGGGACAAATTAGGGACAAATAGGGACAAACAAGGGACAAACCTAAACAGACAGGCAGAAAAAGCAAAAGCCAACTCCAAAATATTAAAATCATGCCCATTGCATGAGTTTGAGATAAAAGAAATAAAAGACTCAGTGCGGAAATCGACAGCGATAGACTGGACAAGAGCAAAATGTAAGTGTCAGAAGTGTGGAGGCGAAGTATTCACCCTATACGCAGGAGGATACATGGACGCTGTGAAGCAGCTAAAGAAACTAGGAGAAAAGGAGGTTTAATAGATATGGCGATTGTTGGAATAAAAATAAATTCATACCCTCCGGAAGCCAAGACCCTAGTAGACATCTGGACCAAATACTCAAACAGCAGTATGCCGGAGATAGGTGTCAATTTTATAACATTCACAAACAGGAGGCCTAAGAGACCTAAGAGCAACAACAGAAGCATAGCCGGACTAAAAGCAGAGAGTATAGCGTACCTAAAAGACGACACCGAGCTGGTGAAAATGTCGGTCGAGAACTTTATATACCTGATGGCCAAATGCGGAGTGGACATAGAGGTCAGAGAAAACAAGGAGGCGGAGTAGATGAAATATGAAAACTGGGACAACATGTCCCCTGAAAAGAAGTTTCAGGCGGCTAGATGGGAAGCAAAGGCGGAAACTAATAACGCCACAACTAAAGCGGATTTAAAAAACATCATCAGCTACCTCGTTAAACTCATCGAAGATGATGAGTGCCCAGCTTGCCAAACTACCATGCACCCTGAAACAGCAAGCCATTCAGAAAAAGACATTGTGGAAAGTTGCATAGAACTTATGGAAGATGTCCACGCAAACATGATGGAATACATGGAAATGATGGAGGTCGAACACACAGAAGGGATCCCGACGCTAACATACAATTACTTTCAAATTGTTAAAAGGTTATTGCTCGGCAGGACAAGACATGGCGGCGGTACTTCTACTACAGCAAAGTGTAGACAGCTAGGGATTGACCCTTATGGTGAAATCATAATAGGAGAAAGCGAAGAAGGATGATGAGTAGAAATAGCATACTCTGCGAGAAAATATACGACTATGAAACATTTAGAAAAGCATATTTAAAAGCAAAAAAGAAGAGAAAGTGAGGTCGAAGAATGAAAACAAGAAAATGTGGATCCTGCTTCAGGTATGTGGAAGATTGGAGAGATGTAAGAGCCAAAGGGCTTAATGAAAGGCATAATCGACTCGGTGAATTTATACACAAACCAAGAGAGGGCGTAAAGCCAAGGTGCATGTGTGGAAAAGTTAAAGAAGGAATACACGAAAAACACGCACCCTGCGAATACCACGAATATAGGTGGACATGGAACTTTAAAACCTGGTGGCAATGGGACTTCAAACAAAGACTAAGCGACTGGTACAGGATAAACATAAGAGTCCCAATTGGCAGCAAGAGAGCACCGATCCCTCTAAAGTACAGGGACTACTTCCATGGAATGAGCGACAGGATCATACCCGGAGGAGAGCCAGAGTGCCCGCACTGCGGAGAGATGCCATACAGCTACAGCCAATGCGTGTTTTGTGGCCAGAGATTTATAGAACAAGAGGACGAAAGTGAAAAAGTAGTCGAGGAAATGAAAAATATATGCAAGGTCTGCAACTTCAAAGAGAACTTCGGAAATGAAGATTTTATGGACTGCGAGGAAGCGTGCGACCACCCGGAAGGCTCCAAACTGATAGGCGAAGTTATGAAGATTACAAAAGAGGAGGAAAAACCATGGAACATATCCTGATCGGAGTGATTGTCATAATCTCAATAGCCTCCGCCGCAATATTATGCGGGCTTTACAAAGAGAACAGCAGTTTAAGACTGCAGCTAAAATGCAAAGCAGACGATAACTACAGACTAGAAAAAGAAAACGAGCTAATGAAACGAGACTTAGAAAGACGCGACATAAGAAGAGGACCGCACCGCCCTATCGGCTGCGAGACTTCGAGAAAATGGACCAAAGAAGAAACAAACGCCTTCAAGGAAGGCGGAATAGAAGCGGTGCAAAAGGTAAGACAACAAATGGGATTACCACCAGCAAAATAGAGAGGAGCGAGGAAGCATGATAGAGCAAATAACATCGGAAAGAGCGAGCGAGATCATAGACACAAGAAAGCCTCATGGACTTTATATGCTACAGAGCGGAAACATGTACGTGGGAATAGACAACGAAACCGGGGACGCTTGGACTGAAGAATTTAAGACTGAGCAAGAGTGCCGGGACTGGCTAAACAAAGAGGTAACGCTAAACCCAAAAGAGATATACATGAAAGCCCTAATGAACTGGGGAGAGGAAAACCAAATAACCATGGTCTTTGAGGAAATGGCAGAGCTGCAAAAAGAACTTTGTAAACACATGAGAGGCCAGAAGGTAACCGGAGCAATAGCCGAGGAGATAGCGGACGTCGAGATCATGCTAGACCAAATGAAGCTACTCTTTGAAATAGAGAAACTGGTAGAGGCCAACAAGAGATACAAGCTGGCCAGACTAGACGAAATGCTGGAAGATGTCGAAACGGAGGGAGGCGACGAGGCTTGAAGAACTACATGAACCGAATCGACAGAGAACACCACCTCTTCATGCTGGTGGCTTGGGATTTCCTAAGCCGCTGGTTAGAAAAGACCAGCTGCCTGTCGAAGGACGAAAGAAAAAGAGTAAAGACGGCCACAACGCACCTGCTGCACACCAGCGACAGCATTATAGCCAGATTGGAAACAGACTATGCGAAGAAACTCCTCCGGGACGTGAAAAACACCGAGATAAGAATACTAGATAAGCAAAACGCAAAGCTGGGAGGATTAGAGCGCACCATCAATGTGGACATAGACGATTTATACGACATAGCAAGCTATGCACTGGTAGACTGCAAATGCTGCAGCAAAGAGAACCATAAAGAGTGTGAAAAATACAAGTTATTCATGGAGCTTAATATACCGGTAGCCCAAGAACAGACAGACGGCTGCCCATACGAAAATTAAAGGGGGATCATAATGGAAAAACAAAGAAATATGGTGAAAAAAGCAATTAGGGCACTAACCGAAGCGCAGATCATCGAAGCATACAGGAGAGCCAAAGGAGAAGTGCCGGAGGATTTCATACAGGCATTAAAAGAAGCGCCTGACGGAGAAGTAATGCAAGCGGCCCAGTTTATCGGACCATTAATGACTGCAGCAGTATCGAACCAAGCGTGGGACGACTACGAGGAGCAGCGTAAAGCCGAAAAAGAAAAAAGCAAACAAAGCGGACTAATTCAAAAACTTACTAACTAGGGGGTGCGGATATGGCTAGCAAAGAAAAAGATAAACTGAACATCAATTATTTAACAGAAGCAAAACCGAGAGCCATGGCCGGCGACATTCCAGTGTTCTGTGCTTTCGACAAATTAGAACCAATAGCAAAGCTGGTACCAAACCCGGGGAACCCAAACAAACACCCGGAGAGCCAAATAGAACTATTATCGCAAATCATAAAAGCCCAAGGCTGGCGTGCTCCCATAACGGTGAGCACCCGCTCCGGATTTATAGTAAGAGGCCATGGTAGGCTACAAGCAGCACAAATACTAGGCGCAAAAGAAGTGCCGGTGGACTATCAGAACTACGCAAGCGAGGCCGAGGAATACGCGGACCTTATAGCAGACAACAGAATAGCAGAGCTGGCCGAGATAGACAATAAAATGCTGGCAGACATGATAGGGCACATCGACACAGGAGAAATACCTCTGGAATTAACCGGATACTTGGATAGCGAGTATGCCGAAATCATAGACGCACTAACCGACGGAATAGACGACCAGCTCAATGGACTAGACGCCGAGATAGAACCGCCTGAAGAACCGGTGACAAAACCGGGCGACCTTTGGATCCTCGGGGGGGGGGCAACACAGGGTATTATGTGGAGACAGCACGAACCCGGAAGATGTGGACAGGCTCATGGAAGGAGAAGAAGCAGACCTCATAGTCACAGACCCGCCATACAATGTGAACTACGAGGGAGGAACAGACAAGAAACTCACCATCAAGAACGACCACATGAAGGACGCCGACTTTTACAACTTCCTATACGAGGCTTACATGCGAATGTATGAGAACATAAAGCCGGGCGGGGCTTATTATATATTCCACGCAGACACAGAAGGTCTAAACTTCAGGAAGGGGCTAAGAGAGGCAGGATTTAAATTATCCTCATGCCTGATATGGGTAAAGAACGCACTGGTACTCGGAAGGCAAGACTACCACTGGAAACACGAACCGATACTATACGGCTGGAAGGAAGGCGCAGCTCACTACTTCATAGACGACAGAAGTCAATGCACAGTGATAGAGGACAAGATAGACGTCGACAAGCTGAAGAAGGAAGAAATGAAAGAGCTGCTAGAGAAACTGCTGGACCAAGGCATAAGCACAGTCATATACGAGGACAAGCCTCTAAGGAACGCAGACCACCCAACCATGAAGCCGGTGGCCTTGGTAGGAAAGCTGATACACAACAGTAGCCGAAGAGGGGAGCTGGTACTGGATTTATTCGGAGGAAGCGGATCCACGCTCATAGCTGCAGACCAGCTGGGAAGAAGAGCAAATCTCATGGAACTAGATCCGAAATACTGCGACGTCATAGTAAAGAGGTACGTCAGAGTAACAAAGAGATACTACGACCTAAAATGCATTAGAGACGGCAAAGAACTAAGCATAGAAGAAATGGGGGAAATATTCGAAACCCATGAAGCGGAAGGAGGCGGGGACTATTGAAAGAAGCTACAGCAAAACGCCTCCAAGAACAACCGGAAGAAGGAGGAATGACAAAGGATAGACTGAGGCAGTACATAGACCTCAAAAAAGAAATACAAGCACAGATGGAAAGACTTGAAACAATGAGAACACAGCTGATGTACCCGGGCCAATCAATAGGAGATGGAATGCCACGCTCTAACTTTGCAGCGGACAGAACCGCAGGAAAGATAGCCAGTATGATAGACCTAGAGAACGCCCTAAAAGAAAGCATTAAAAAGGCACAGAAGGAAACCATCGCAATAGAAAAAGCAATACAATCCCTAGACAGCGCCATAGACAGAGAGCTCATGAGGAGAAAGTATCTGGACGGCTTAACTTGGGAGGAGGTGGCCGAAGCTCTGTGCAGATCAAGACAATGGGTAACGGTTCTCCATGGGAGAATACTTCTCAAACTAAAAGAAGAATAATACTTGCTTTTAATTTACAATATCCATCTGTTATCATTAGAGTTGAACAAAGCCGTCCGGTGAGAAAAATACCCGGGCGGTTTTCTATTTATTCAGGAAAAGGAGGTGGACCCATGGCTAAAGGAATGATGGAAATAAAAATGATAGGCGCTAAGCAGATACAAGGTAAGCTCAATAAAATAAACAAAGAAGCAGAGAAAGTCACCAAGAGAACACTAAGCGACATCAGGAAAAGAGCTCCCGGATGGGTGGCCACTTCTGTAACCAATGTTTATAACATCAAGAAGGCAGACGTCAGAGGAGCGGAAACAAAAGGCAAGAAGCCTGCTGGATCCGTAAAGGTGACTGGAAAGAAGATAGATGAAATGCAGCTGGTCTTTGAAGGCAGACTACTCACTCCTGTGCATTTTGGAATGACACCAAAGGTGCCGCCCAAAGGAAAGAACTACACTTTGAGAATGCAAGTGAAGAAAGGGCAGCGTCAAGTCATAGGACGATACAAAGCAAAGAGGACAGCCGGCGGACCTTATAGTGAGCAATCTCATAATATCTTATTACCGACCGGAGCAAACTCACCGGACAAAGTCTCCCACATTCCATTCCAGAGAATGAGCAAACGGAGAAATGACATAAAGAAATTCACGACACTGTCCATACCGCAAATGATAACCAGCGAGGACGTGACAAAGGACATACAGGAAACACTCAACGAGAACGTGGGCAAAAGGCTGGACCACCACCTACAGTCGGCACAGAAGAGGCTATAGGGCCAAGAGCCAAGCCCGGACCAAAAGACCAAGGCAAAGAGGACAGAGGGACGACCAACCAGACCCACGCAGGAAGCCACAGGAGGACGCAGGAGCGACACAAAGGGCCAAAGGGTACAAACACCCAAGCGAAAGAAGAACGGACGATAGAGACGGCGTTCTGGACGCGTGGCGACGGAAAAAGTCGAGCGGTTCCTTCTGTGAGCCAAAAAAGCCTGCGGAGCTGGCGAGCCCAAAAGAGGCCTAGTTTTTGAGTTGAAAAATTTACCCATTTCGTTACGCCAACCAGAAAGGAGGGACCGGCGATGGCCGAACCTTACAAACCAAACCTACAGAGCACCACCACAATAGCTAAGCTGTTCGGATTGACCGCCCGCCGGATCCAGCAGCTGACGCAAGACGGAATTATATCCCAAGTGAATGGAAACGGATACGACCTGCTCCCAACCATTCAGCGATACATTAAATACCTGCAGGACAAAGCATACGGACGAGAGGAGAAAGCACAAGTCCAAGACCTCGAAACAGAGAAGCTCAACGCCGAGATAGACCTCAAGCGGTCCAAGGCAAGAATGGCCGAGCTGGAACTGAAAGAGCTGGAAGGGAGAATGCACCAGTCGGAAGATGTGGAGTCCATGACAACAGACCTCGTCCTAAACATTCGTAGCATGATCATGACGCTGCCGGGCCTTTTAGCTGTTGACCTCGCTGAAATCAATACAGCCGCAGAGGTGTCCGAGAGGATAAAGGAGGCGGTCATAGACATATTGGAGGAGCTATCCAATTACAAATATGATCCCAAGGAGTACCAAAAGCGAGTGAGGGAAAGACAGGGGTGGGAAGATGAGCAAGAGGACGACGGATAAAAGGCTAAAAGCCCTTAACTCTGTTGTCAGCTCGTCGGTAAAGCACTTTAAACCACCGGAGAACTTAACGGTATCAGAGTGGGCAGACAAATACAGAAGGCTGTCTCCGGAAAACAGTGCAGAAGCAGGACCATGGCGAACTACAAGAACGCCATACCTCCGAGAGATTATGGACGCATTCACAGACCCGAAAGTCCGCAGGCTTGTCGTGGTAGCTTCATCGCAGGTAGGAAAAACAGAGGTGGAGCTTAATATGCTGGGATATTTAATAGACTCTGACCCGGGACCGGCATTGTTTGTACTCCCGACGGTCGATGTGGCGCAGGACTTCTCAAAAAGACGTATCTCCGCCATGATCAGAGACTGCAAGAGACTAAAGCGAAAGGTGGCCGAGTCAAAGAGTAGAGATGGAAACAACACCGTCCTAAAAAAGCAATTCCCCGGAGGAATGCTAACCATCACCGGAGCGAACAGCCCATCGTCTCTAGCTTCTATACCAGCACGCTATGTGTTCGGGGACGAAAGAGACAGGTGGCCGCTTAGTGCAGGAGCAGAAGGGGACCCATGGGGACTGGCCGAAGCCAGAACAACCACATTCTATAACTCCAAGATGGTAGAAGTATCAACGCCAACCATCAAGGGAGCCAGCGCCATAGAGGCGTCCTTCGAGATAGGGACACGAGAAAGATGGTGCTACCAATGCCCGGACTGCGGAGAATACCACAATATAACCTTTAGCGATATCAAATTTGATTTTGATACGACCAAGGTAAAGGGCAAAAAGAACTACAAGGTAAATTCAGTATGGTGGGCCTGCCCTTCATGTGGGTGCGTGTCCACTGAAAACCAGATAAAGAAACAGCCGGCAAAATGGATAGCCGAGAACCCGGACGCTTACAACCAAGGCGTCCGTTCGTTTTGGATAAATGCATTCGCAAGCCCATGGATGCCATGGGAAAGAATCGTCCTTAAATTTCTACAGGCCAAAGATGATCCGCACCGATTGAAGGTAGTATTTAACACCATACTCGGTGAGCTTTGGGAGGAAAGAGGAGACCTAGAGGACGAGGACGCAATGCTGGCCAGACGAGAAGAATATCCAGCAGAGCTGCCAGACAATGTGTTGGTACTAACATGCGGAGTAGACACACAGGACAACCGCATAGAGTATGAGGTCGTGGGCCATGGCCACTACGGAGAGACGTGGGGAATTAAAAAAGGGATCATCATGGGCAGACCGGACAATCCGGAAGTATGGGAGCGGCTGGACGATGTAATAGACCGGACATACCGCTACAAAGATGGCAAGGGCCTAAAGATATCCATGACCTGCATTGACTCCGGTGGCCATTATACCCAAGAAGTTTATGAAGTTTGCAGAGCTAGACAGAATAAGCGTGTCTTTGCCATTAAAGGTAAAGGTGGAGACGGAATACCTTATACCGCACCTCCAAACAAGGTGCCGATAAGAGAAAACAAGCGAATAACCTGCTGGCTTTATACCTTGGGGGTAGACTCCGGAAAATCTCAAATCATGGCAGCCTTAAAGGTTCAGGAACCCGGACCTAAATACTGCCACTTCCCAAGAGGAGAGGAAAGAGGGTACGATACCCTATTCTTTAACGGCCTACTTTCAGAGCGGCTAGTCCTCAAAAGAACCAGAGGGCGTGACCGCTGGGCTTGGGAGAAAATACCCGGCCACAATAGAAACGAGGCACTAGACTGCAGGAATTATGCCATGGCAGCATTCAGGATCCTAAGCCCTGACCTTGAAGCGGTAGAGAAAAGGCTCGCCGAAAGACCAGAGGCCAAGGCCAAGAAGGTAAAGCAGCCAACTGCTAGGCCAAAAATGAAAAGTAGTAATGTATATGACGATTGGTAAGGAGGTGCGAGCATGGACCGCGCAAGATTAGAAGAACAGCTGGCTCAAAAAAAGAGGCGGCTACAGATGTACTATGACAGAGAGACCGAGGTGTTAAGCCAAGAAGGTGTAAAGAGTTATGGCATCGGATCAAGGAACTTAACTAGATACGATACAGCTTTAAAAGATATTCAAGACAAAATCAAGACACTAGAAAGCGAGATTACACAACTAGAGAATGCGCTAAAAGGCATCAAACCTAGAAGGGCCGTCGGCGTAGTGCCGAGGGATTGGTAATGGTTATAAGCCGAAAGGCTATAACATATAAAGACAGGGCGGGTTTTTCCTCCTTTCCCTGCCTTGTTTTTTTATTCTAACGCGAGGAGGTGAAAACCATCGAGAGCAATAACAAGACCAAACAACAAGCGCCAAGCTCAAAGGCGGCCAGAGTGGCCAACAAAGGATATGGAGAAGCAGGTGCCAGCTGGAAGAAGAAAGCACTCAAAGGATTTACAGCAGAGTCCGGAAGCGCCAGAGACGACATAGACCAGCACAACACCACAATCAGGCAAAGAGCCAGAATGTTATACATGGCCTCTCCGATAGCAACATCAGCCATAAGGACCAACAGGACCAATGTCGTGGGAAGTGGCCTGAAGCTGAAAAGTAGAATAAACAGAGAAGTGTTGGGACTGAGCCAAGAGCAGGCTGACGCTTGGGAGAAAAAAGCAGAGGCGGAATTTGAACTATGGGCAAGCAGGAAAAGGTCATGCGACGCTACAGGCATAAATGACTTTTACGCAATGCAGCAACTAGCCCTTATTTCGTGGTTATTAAGCGGGGACTCATTCGCACTGGTGAAGCATTACGACGAAACACCAATGTCGCCATATGGGCTAAGGATACACATCGTAGAAGCGGACAGAATCAGTACGCCGTCCAACACTAAAAACATGTTATTTGTCAGAGCCACAGAAGGCAAAGCGGGCAACGGAAACGCCATATACGACGGCGTGGAAATCGATAAGAGCGGCGCAATAGTGGCATATCACATCTGCGACAAATACCCAAACAGCGTACTGGACCCAAGGGACGTCAAATGGACAAGAGTAGAAGCCTATGGAAAGTTAACTGGTGAGCCGAATATTCTCCATGTGATGGATACGGAAAGACCAGAGCAATACAGAGGCGTCAGCTACTTAGCCCAAGTGATAGAGCCACTGCTGCAGCTAAGGAGATACACAGAAAGCGAGCTTATAGCCGCGCTGGTGGAAAGTTTCTTCACTGCATTTATTAAAACAGAGGCAGACCCCGGAGATGTACCGTTCAATGAGGTTAATGAAGGAGACCAAATAAGCCATGATCCGCACGAATACGAAATGGGACCGGGAACAGTCAATGTAATGAACCCGGGAGAAGATGTCGTGTTTGCTGATCCAAAAAGACCGGCCAGTGGATTTAATGAGTTTATGCGTTCTATATGCGAGCAAGTGGGTGCAGCCTTAGAAATACCGGCTGATTTGCTACTCAAAGCATTTGACGCCAGCTACAGCGCAAGCAGAGCAGCACTACTGGAAGCGTGGAAAGCATTTAAAATGCGTCGTGAATGGTTCGCGTCTGATTTTTGCAGGCCAATATACGAAATATGGATGGCCGAAGCTGTGGCCAAGGGTAGACTATCCGCTCCGGGCTTCTTCACAGACCCGATACTAAGAGCGGCGTGGCTAGGCTCCGAATGGATAGGCCCATCACAAGGACAACTGGATCCAGTGAAGGAGATAACAGCAGAAATACTGGCCATAGGAGAAGGAATAACCACGAGAGAGCAGGCAACTGTGAAGCTCAACGGAGGCAACTGGGACGAGAACATAGACGAGCTGTCCAGAGAAAACAAGAAGCTCTCGGAAGCGTCTCCCGCGCAGCCGATAGAAGAGGGAGCTGCAATGCGGACCTCTGAAATTATACAGAACGTAATAATTCAAGCGTTGAAGGAAGGTGAGAACAATGGCTCAAACAAGAAAAAAGCTCCGAATAATTAACGGAGCAGCACCAGCGCCGGCAAATAGCGCGCCTAAGTTTTGGAACATGGCCACAGTGAGCGATGAAGAAGCAGAGGTAACGCTATACGGCGAGATTTTATCCAGAAGGCCCATCGACTGGTGGACCGGAGAACCAATACCGGGGAATTTTATTTGTCCGGAGGAGTTTCTCGACGACTTGATGGATATCAAAGACAAATCTAAGATAACCATCAGGATAAACAGTGTAGGCGGCGACCTTTACACAGGAATGGCCATCTATACTCAGTTAAAAGGACTAAGCGGAGAGAAAACCGTAATCATTGACGGAATAGCAGCCAGCGCGGCGTCGTTAATCGCTATGGCCGGGGACAAAATCAAAATCCCAGCAGGCAGCCTAATGATGATACACGATCCGCTAGTTTACCTTTGGGACACTTACAACAAAAACGCCCTGAAGGAAGTAATCAAAATGCTAGACGCAGCGGCCCAGTCCTCTGCAGAGACATATGCAGCCAAAACCAAGCTGGAAGTCGGAGACATTCGCTCCATGATGAACAAAGAAACATGGCTAACAGGTAGAGAAGCCGTAGAAAAAGGATTTGCAGACGAAATCCTATACGACGACGAACCACAAATGGCTATGTCGGCAGACAAACAGCTGCTAATGGTAAACGGAGTCAAGCAAAATATCAGAGGACTCCACAACTTACCGGGCAATATTCCGGTTAACAATCGCCTTACTGCCTCGGCTACGCCGAAGGCTGTAAATAATAAAAACCCTGAAGGAGGTAAAAAGATGTTCAAGACAATCGAAGAACTCAAGCAGGAATGCCCCGAGCTTACAGCGCAGCTTGAAAAGGCAGCAAGAGACGAGGGTAGAACTGCGGGCGTAGCCGAAGAAAGAGCGCGCCTAAAAGCCATTGAGGATATCGAAGCCGCTATTGGAGACACAAAGCTAGTGGTCGATGCCAAGTATGGCGAAAAACCATGCACAGCGCAGGAGTTAGCATTCAAAGCAATGCAAGCGCAAGCCAGCCTAGGAGCAGAGCACCTAAAAAACCAGAAGCAGGACTACAAAGAGTCCGGAGCTGAAGGTGTAGGGGCAGACCCTAACACTGGCAACCCTGCAAACCCTGAAGGCGGAATGCCGGATGTGGAAGAAAAAGACGCTCTAGCCAATGCGGTCGCAATGATCGTCGGCAAAAACAAGAAGGGAGATGTAAACAATGGCTAAGAACATGAACGAAATCATCGGCACAATGGAATACGACGGCCTTATTTATGACGGCAAGCACCCAGTCGATGTGAAAACCGTCCAAGTAAGAGCTGGACAGGGCGTCCTTGAAAGAGGAACAGTCCTAGCAATCAGCGAAGGAACCGGCGGAGACGCCGCGCTGGCTATTCTAGGGACAACTGCAATAGCAGACGAAACCCTAACAGCTGACTGCGTACTTGCAGACCCTGTGGACACAGGAGAGGAAGCAGGAGCCGCGGTAGTGGGCGTAGCTTATAGAAGCGGCCACTTGACTAGACAAAAACTAATTGTTAAAGACGCATATGAAATGACGGCCAAGGATGAGGCGGTACTCCGCAATGGCGGTATCTTCCTTAGCGACGCCGTACTTTAAGAGGGGGGTAAGATAAAATGGCTATTCCAATGATTTATAAAACATCAACAATGCTGGCGGCAGTCGAACTGTTACCGCCACAGCATAACTTCTTGAGGGATAGATACTTCCCGTTCAACAGGGAGTCAGACCTATTCCCAACAGAGGAAGTGCTTGTGGAGTACAGAGAAGGCAATAAGAAAATGGCGCCTGCTGTGCTTCCGAGAAAAGGCGGAATCACAATCGAGAGAGAGGGCTACAAAACAAATCGTTATGTCCCTCCGTATATCGCACCACAAAGACCGCTGACAATCGACGACCTAAACAGAAAGGGCTTCGGTGAAAACTTATTCAGCGACAGAACACCTCAGCAAAGAGAAGCTGAAATCTTAGGACAGGACCTGCTAGAGTTTGACAACATGATCTCCGCGAGAGAGGAGTACATCGCAGCACAGGCAATGCTTAATAACGGCTATGTATTGAAGCACTATGCAGACAAGTACGGCGCCGGAGAATATGAGGAATGGGTGATCCGTTTCTATGAAGGCCAAAGCAATCCGGGAGCATACACTCCTGACGCTGACTGGGACGCTGTAGGTGGGGACATCTTCGGAGACCTTGGAGCAATGATCAGACTTTTGACTTCAAAAGGACTCCCGGCTACAGACTTAATCGTAGCACCAGACGTGGCGGACGTTATGCTGAACAACGAAAAGGTAAAAGATTTCCTGAACAACAGAAGAATGAACCTAGGAAGCATTGACCCTAAAATGTTACCTGCAGGAGCTGCGTCTCTAGGAACAATCAATGTACAAGGTAGAAATATCGAGATTTTCACCTATGACGAGACGTATGAAGATGAAACAACCGGAGAAAACACACCTTATATCCCAGCTGGAACAGTAATTCTTACAGCGCCAGCTTCAGGCAGAAGCCTATACGGAGCAGTAACACAGTTAGAGCAATCTGACGACAGGTTCCATACTTACATGGGCAGAAGGGTGCCAAAGTATCTGGCTAAATCTGATAGAGATATCAGAGAAATCAAGGTAACAAGCAGACCTCTTTTAATTCCTAGAGCTGCTACTCCTTGGATTAGCGCAAAAGTGCTAACAGTTTAAATTATTAAAAAAGGAGGGTAAAGCATGATCAAGATAGTTAATGGTGTTTATGGACGCAAGGTAGGCAACAGAGTGGTGCCGGTGACGGCCAAAGACGGACCTATCGAGTTAACACCGGAGCAGGAGGAGAGACTGGTCAAAAAAGGCGTGGCCGTTTATGTGGACAAGCCCAAAAAGCCGGTCGCTCCTATTGACTCGCCAGTGGATCCAGAGGACATAGACCCTGACGAGGAAGAAACTGACGTAGAGCCAGTGGAGCTACCAGCATACAACGAGGACATGACAAGAGACCAGCTCAATGAAATAGCCATAGAATATGGCGTAGAGGAGCCACAAAAGGCCAGAAATAAAGCGGAGCTAATCGCGTTGATTGATGAAGCGGCAGCTGAGGAGCCTCCAACCTTTGACGCTGCAGACGCGGTAGACGAATAATGGCATTAAAGTCATTCAAGGAGCAGGTACAAGCGGACCTACAGAGCACATTCATAGACATTGACACATTCGGAGAGGTCCACAATGTAGAGGGGAAGGACATAAAGGTGGTGCTTGACGACGACAAGCTAGTACAACGGCAAGGAGGAGCCGAGCTGGGAGTCGCCGAGTCCGACCTTTTATTATTTGCCATTTCCTCTGACCTGCCTCCAAAGAAAGGACCCGGATCCGCAATCAATATCGACGGCCGAGAATATGTGGTGAATGACTGGCGCGAGGACATGGGCCTATCGACAGTAACGCTAACACAAAACCGCACGATATAAGGGGGGTGAGTTAGGGTGTCGATAGTAAATAACCTAGACAAAGTGGCAGAGTGGGCGCAAGAGGCAATATGCAGCAAGGTAAAACTAAAGCTCCCGGACGACGACAAGAACGACGGCTCATACAGCGTCCAGATGGTCTCTCCGGGAGCTTTTGTTCTTTATTTACCTACAAAAGACAGAATGCCACCAAAGACAGCGGCTCCCATTCCATCTTTATGCGTGCAGCTAGTCGAAGGAACGGACCATATGACTAAAAGCGCCGGAAGAATGAAAATGAGGTTCTCGCTATCAGCATGGAACCCCGGAATGCACATGAAAGGCGAAATGTTCATTCCATACAGAGACGAGGAGGGCAACCTCCTGTACAGAGAATGGACCAGCGAAGAAGCTGGAGAAAAATTCAGGCGACATAGTGAAGGGTGGCGTGATGTTTGGAGCTTTGTAGACACAGCGCTGCGAGAACTGGAAAACGCCGAATATATAAACGGATTGAGGCTAGTCAAAGAGGAAGGGGTAGTCTATGGACCATACACAGAAGATGGAGCCTTCACAGATTACTACCCTTACTGGTTCGCGTGGATCAGCTTCACACTCGAATACGGCCTTAACAGGACTGCCAAAGCATACAGCTCCTTTCTCTAAAAGTCCCCTAATTATATATAACAACTAGCAACTGTAAATTAAAAGCAATAAAAATAGTGAGGTGAAGAAAATGGCAAATCAATACCTATATGGCGCGTATGGCCACATCGGGGAAACGACAGCAAGAAACGCTGTTCAAGCAGGAACCGTCCCGGTGTACGTCGGTGCCGCACCGGTTAACCTAGTGCGAGGATATGCCGAACTCAACGTGATTAATTCACCAGTCAAGGTATCTAACATGCCGGACGCTCAAAGAAGAATGGGCTACTCGGCAGACTGGGAAGCGTTCACATTATGTGAGGCATTCGCTGCGCACTTTAACAATCCAATCGGTAACGTCGGGCCAATTTACGTGATTAACGTACTGGATCCAGACACAATGAAAAAGGCAGTGCCAACCACAGAAGAACTAGCCTTCAAAGGCGGGCGCGCAGAATTTAAGAGTGACAAAATCATTCTTGACACATTCGTAATCGCTGACAAAGTAGAGGGCGTGGACTTTGCAGTCGGCTACAACTACGGCAAGGGAACTGTAGTGGTGACATCGCTAGACCCGGACTCACCACTAGAAGGAACCATCACTGCCACTTTCGACGAGGTGGACGCAACACAAATCCAAGCAGAGGACATCATCGGCGGCGTAACTTCCGAAGGCGAATACTCAGGTCTTGGAGCAATCGGCTTACTTTATCAGGAGCACAATGCTGTGGCCAATATCATAGCAGCTCCCGGGTGGAGCGAAAAGCCAAATGTTTATAATGCTCTAATCGCAGCAAGCCAGAAAATCAATGGCCACTGGGACGCTTTCGTCGTTGCAGACATTCCTCTAGTAGATACAGCAGCAGTAGACACCATCGAAAAGGCTAAGGCTTGGAAGGTGGCAAACGGATACTCCTCTGAAAGAGCAAAGGTATACTGGCCAATGGCTATAAACGGAGCGGGAGAGAAATACCACTTGTCAACCATGGCAGTGGCCACAATGCAAAGGGTGGACTTCTCGCACAGCTCTGTGCCTATGGAGACACCGGGCAATAAGCCAGTGGCAATCACAAAGCTGTACTTCGGTGAAGGCAGTAATAACAAAGGCTATGACCAGCAGACAGCAAACGAACTGACTCAAAGAGGTATCTCGACAGCGGTGTACTGGGCAGGAAACTGGGTGCTATGGGGAGACCACACATCAGCGTACACATACGGAGCAGATGTGGACCCAAGGGCAATATTCGATGTGAGCATTAGAATGTTAATGCATATCACAAACAGTTTTCAGAGAGAGTGGGGAACCACAATCGACAGCCCAATGAGCCTGCAGCTAAGAGATACAATCTTAAACAGAGAACAGGAGAAGCTGGACGCACTCCTAAGCCTTGGAGCTTTAATCGGAGAGCCAAGGGTAGAGTTTATCGAAACATCTAACCCGATAACAAACATGATGAACGGTGACTTCAGATGGGACGTGGCAGTAACACCAACGCCGCCGCTTAAGAGCGCGACTGTTTATGTCACATACACAGATGAAGGCTTCGCCGCTTACTTTGGAGGTGAATAATAATGTGGCTTGACATGAAAGGCCCAATAATGGCCGATACCGTATATTCAGACAATCAGCTATGCGCAAAGGACGTATCCGCGCAGCTGCCAGCAGTAACGCCGCTTACTAGCGACTTTCAAGCCATGGGAACAATGTCCCTCCCGATCGTTGGCCTCATTGAATCAATGGAGCTTGCAATCACAAAGGTAGGAATTGACCTAGGACTAGGAAGGCTGGCAAGACTTGAAAAACAAAACCTAGAGTTTAGATGGGTACAAGACGTCGTGAAATCAGACGGCACTACCCAGCCAGAAGGGTGCAAGGCTTTTATCAGGGCAATCCCTAAAAGCATTCCCGGCCCTTCTTTGGAAATTGGATCCGCTACCGAGAATGAAATGACATACGAGGTGACGAGATACCAGTTATTCGTAGGAGGTAGAGAGTTAATCCTAGTGGACAGACTGAGCCAAATCCTAAGAATTAATGGCGTTGACTATTACTCTAAGGTTAAAAGCCTGTTGTAAAACAACCACGCCCTCGGAATAAACCCCGGGGGCGTTTTTTAGAAAGGAGAGGAAAGTATGAAGGGTAAAATCACACTTAGTAACCCTATCACTATCAACGGAAAAAAGGTAAAGACACTAAACTATGACGCCAATGAAATCACATCTGCTATGTTTGCAGAGGCGGACGCAAGAAAAATGAGGGCGTCAGGAACCAAAGGCGGAAACCTATCCGGAGCCGTAGAACTTGACTATGGCCTCCACTTATACCTAGGCTTTGCAGCTATCACAGCGGTAAACCCTGAGATTGACGTAACAGACCTAGAGAGAATGAGAGGCAAGGACGTCATGTCGGTTATGAGGGTAGGAAGAAATTTTATTATCAGCTCGGCGGACGAATCGGAGGACGACAACTCAGAAGATCAATCAGAGACTACGCCCGAGCCTTCCACACCTCAGTCACAGACCTCGAAAGAAAAAGAGTAACAGACTTTTTAACGGAGTATTTCGAGGCAGCTGAGGACCTGCACGAGCAAGCAAAGCGCCGGGAGAAGAACAACAAGCACCCGGCAATTAAAAAAGTCCGAAGGAGGTGAAGGTATTGGCCAAAAAGAAAATGCAAGCGGTCGTGGAAATCGCCGGTAATATAGACCCATCGCTCGG